TTAAGATTCGGTATATCTTGACCTACTACCGTAATAGTGCAAGTGTCTGCTATTGCTTTAGAGAATAGTACTTGTAGTATAGCGTAAGTTTTTCCTGATGAAGTTCCACCCTGATTTACTACGATATCCGCAGTAGCTGCAAAATTGCTTCGATATACTGAGCTGGTACTAATCAATTATGTCTTTCTCGCTACTCGCTAAAGGCACGCCAGTATCAATTATATTAATATCCAAGCTCTTGTAGGTAGTCTCTTGGTGTATCTCTTGACGCTCTATGTAGCCTCGCTTTTTAGCTTTAGTCTTTAGGTAGAAAATAGTACTCGTAGGGTTGCCGTCTTTTATTTGTTTGTGAAGTTGACTCTCTGCGAAGTCTATTGTCATATCCTCAATCGATAAAACACTTGCAGCATACTCTTCATCTGCCTTTAACCAATCATAATGAGTCTTCCGATTAATGCCTACTTTCTTGCAAGCAGTTGTAACAATACCAAGCGACTGTTCAAGTGCTTCAATCATTGCCTTTTTTAGTGTTACATTTTGTTTATTCATTTTATTGCTTATTATAAACTACTCCGTTAATCTTAACCTCTAATAAAGGGTCAAGTTTGCTCATTCTATCTATTATCACTTGGCAGTACTTAGGGTCTAATTCCATACCGTAACACTTTCTTTTTAATTGGTGTGATGCTACCATTGTTGAGCCAGAGCCTAAAAATAAATCTAAAATTAAATGATTTACCTTGCTTGAATTATTTAACGCCTTTGTAATTATCTCAATCGGCTTTGGCGTTGTATGCCCTTCTTCTCTTTTGCTTTTAGCAATCCAAACGCTTTCTTGTTTCCTATCTGAATACCATTTATGAGTTCCGTTATCAAACCAGCCATACATACAAGGTTCGTGTTTAGATTGATAGTCTGTTTGGCTTAAAACTATGCTTTCTTTTGCCCAAATAATCATTGAAGAAAAGTGACAAAATTCTCGATAAATTTTACTAAAAATATCCGAACACTTGTCCGAATGGAAACAATAAAAAGAACCTCCGTTGTTAGTGCTTACCATCATATTGCTAAACGCACCCCTTAATAAATCTTCTAAACCACCCCTATCATCATTATTTATACCTTCATAATCTACACCATAAGGCGGGTCTGTAAAAACCATATCAGCTTTCTCTCCATTCATTAGCTTTGCCACTTGGTCGCTATCTGTACTATCTCCACAAAGCAACCTATGCTCTCCTATCTCTATAAGGTCACCTAATACTACATCTACTTGTATATTGTCGGGTTCGGTGTAATCGTCTTCTTCTGCTTCTAATTCTGTAACCTCCTCAAAAGGAAACCCCTCTAATCCCCAATCTTCTAACTCCTCAGTATTCCACTCGTTAGCGAGCATCTCCCAATCGTGTTCTCCAAATCCTACATTGTCAGCAATAATAAAACGCCTTGTTTCCTCCTCTGTAAGGTCGCTGGCTCGCTTTACCCACTCCTCAGGCACTTCTTTATACCCTAAGTCTTTTAATGCCTTTAAACGCATATTACCGCCTAAGACTATATTATCTTCGTTTATTACCATAGGTCTAAGCTCCATCATCTTAGGAAACTCGCTAATAGATTTTTTTAGCTTCTCGAACTTATGGTCTTTAATAACTCTCGGGTTATTAGGGTTTGATTTTATTTCGCTTAATTTCATTTCAAATACTTATCAAATAGCTTTACGCTATGCTTATATATACACTTACCGCAAGTAATGTCAGGTCGGTAGGCGAAATCCTCTTGGCAAAGCCTTTGGAACTCTGCTCTAAGGTGTGGGCTTATACCTCCGCCTTGTTGCTTAACTATTACCCTTATTTGTTGCTCAAGCTCTTCGCTCATAGTGTTTGTAATCGTTTTGCGTTCTCTTTTATTATATCGTACTTAGACTTTACGTCTTCTTTTAGCTTTAGTCCTAAATCTATCTGCATATTATAGTTTCCTTTTATTTTCTTAATCGCAGCAGCCCAGTCGTTATCGTTTACCTTTAAACTATTGCTATTGGTGGCGAGTAAGTTATAAGGCATTACGTTGCTGACCATTACGGGCTTCGCAAAGTGTCCAGCTTCTATCATTTTAAGTTC